GCAATGGATACTATGAGGGATATTGAGCGTAATTTAAAAGCTAATGATGCTAAAATTAACAAAGATATCCCTAATGATGAAGATGATAAAGACGTATTTACTGAAATTAAAGTTCAACCTAAAAACACAGGAGTAAGTAGTAAAATTAAAAAATTAGGTATAACTTTAGGAAAATACAATCTTAGTGGAAATGAAATAGGTAGCAAATATCCTTGGGTTTATGCCCAAGAAAAATTAAATCCTACTACTAAAAAGAATGCTGAATATTTTTTTAACAAACTAAATATAACACCTACAAAAATATCTATTGGTTTAGTATATAGAGGATCATTATCTGATGAAGAATTTAATAATTTGTCTGATATAGAAAAAATAAATAAATTAGAAATTGAATATAAAGCCAAATCATTTTATATTGAAGGAAACTATAAAGGTACTCCTATTATCATAGCTAGAAAAGAAACAAGATCTCCGATGGCCGGACAAACTTATTTAGTTTCCCCTTATACTAAATTAAAATTTAACCATATTAAAGACCTACCAGCTAATGAAATTTTAGCTGCTTTAAAAATACCTAATGATGGGAATGTTGATGAAATTAAAGTTCAACCTGGAAACACAGGAACCACCCCTCCTCTTACTCCAGAAGAAAAAGAATGGATTAAAAAACAATTAATGGGTTTTGATCCGGGACACACACCTGAAGGAAACCCTGATGAACCTTTAATCTATACTTTTATTGATAGAGATAATATAGAAGATGATATAGAAAATGAATATATGACCTCTAAAGACTTAGAACTTTTTGATTCTATTTATAGAAAATTAAAAGGCAGAATTTATACTCTTAATATCGGTAGTAACGATCAAGTAGATGATTACCCCCAACTACGAGATAGTGTGGTAAAATCGGAGGATGGACCTGGATTAACTGTAACTTGGTCTGATTGGGATGATGATGGAAATCTTTTTGGCGCTTTTGATAAAACTACAGGAAAATATATTAAATACTCTGATTTATAATAATGATTAAAAAATCACAAATAAAAGAAGTATTACTTAAATATATTGTTCCTTTACAAAAACAATACCCCGATTTTTACTTAGGTGGAAGTCTTGCTTTAATATTACAAAAACATATTCCTGCTCGTGATGTTAAAGATTTAGATATAATATCTCCCGTTTCTTTTGGTGATTTACATGAAACAAAATTCCCTTACAAGGGTATGGTGACTAGTAAAAAAACTTACCATATACGCGAAATAAAAACATGTTTAGATTTTTTTCACAATCCTAAAGCAAAATATGTTACCGCTAATATTCAAGGACATACTATAAAATTATCTCCTATAGATGAAATAGTTCATGCTAAAGAAAATAAAATTTGGAGTCCTGTATATAAGAACAAACAAAAAGATTTAAAACAAATTATTAAAGAAATTTTTAGTGAAATTAAAGCTCAACCCGTTAATAGATTAATTAAACCTACCAAAAAAAAAACCATAACTGATGAACCATATATAGATATAGATACTTCTTTTATAGAAGACTACATTTTAGATTATGGTGAAATTAGTTATGATACTATTCAATTTTTTAATTTTATTAATGTTAAAGCGAATGAAAACACAATACGCGACGCCGAATATATTAATCATATTTTAAATGGAGACTATAAGCTTTATTTTAATGAAGATAAAAAAGAAATTGATTATATTCTAACATTAAATGATCCTTTAAATATAAAAGATTATGCTCGAGATAGAGCAGAAATGTTATCTGATAATCCTGAAGACATAGACTTTCTTGCAGAAGAAATTATGTTGGCTATAGAAACTATCCAAGACAATATTCCTAAATATATTGCCGCTAAAAAAATATTAAAAGATAAGTTTACCATTATTAGTAATGATGAATTTAGTGTTATACTAACTTCTGATTCTAATGGCCATTCATTTCTTTATACTATGATAGAAAAACAAGATGGTTATTTTAATAAAAATGGAGAAATAGTAATTTATACTACATAACCTAATATTTATAACCATACAGACTGATTCATAGCCAGTCGACTTAAAAATAAAAATTTTTTGAGATCTGTGGCCTCTATTTGGAGGTCACTTTTTTTATACGTACATTTATAACACAGAGGATATGAATAAGAGAATTGTAATTGTAGGAGCAGGGGTTGCGGGTATCAATGCGGCAACCAAACTTGTAGATAACAACTACCCAGGCGAATTAATCACTATTATTGATATGGGAAAAGACCCATACAATCGCAAACCCGAGGAAGTAATGACAGGTATGTTAGGTGCTGGAGGATGGTCTGATGGTAAATTGACTTACCATACAGCAATTGGAGGTCAATTATCTAAGTATTGTGGTGAGGATAAAGCAATGGAACTAATGGATCAAGTTATTACTAACTTTAAACGTTTCCATCCTAAACCAGAAGAAGTACAATGTTCAAATCCTGTAGCTGAACCCGATTTTATTAAACCACATTTTGGTTTACGATTATTCCCAGTATGGCACGTAGGTACAGATTATTTATCCGAAATTGCTAAAAATTGGTATGATTATTTAGTGTCTAAAGGTGTTGAATTTCAATGGGAAACTAAAGTTATTAGTATTGATTTTGAAAAACAAGATTTAATAGCAGTATGTGAAAATCCTAAATTAGTAGAATATTATAATTACGATGAACTTATCTTTGCAGTAGGCAAATCAGGTATTGATTTTGCTCAACAATTAGCAAACGAATACGCATTACCCGATGAACCTAAATCAGTACAAATTGGAGTTCGATTTGAAGCACCACAACATCACTTCCAGAAACTAATCGATATTAGCTACGATTTTAAATTATATCGTAAGTTTGAAGATAAAGGAGTATCATTACGTTCATTTTGTACAAACAATAATGCCGCTTATGTTGCTGTGGAAGAAACTTATGGTGATGTTACTTACAATGGTCATGCTAAAAAAGATCCTAAATATTTAAATGGGATGACTAATTTTGGTATTATTATGGAATTAAATAACATTAAAGACCCATTTAAATGGTCGCGTAATGTTGTAAATAAAATACAATCAAATGAAACTGGTTTATATTATAGTCCATCTCGTACTCCTTCAACAACATCAGAAGGTAATGGTGTAAGTGCAACCCAAATTAGTTGGTTAGGATTAATAGAAGTAATGGATGCGTTTGAAGGATATTTTGAATATATTGTTAATTTTATTGATGATATGAAGAAAGTATTCCCAACACTAGAAGATGATTGGGGTATTTATATTCCTGAAGTAAAATATCTTTCACCTGAACCTTTAGTAAGTTACAAAGATCTTAGTTTAACTAAATTTTCTAACGTACATTTCGTGGGTGATGCTTTAAGTGCAAGAGGAATTACAGTTTCTGGAGCACAAGCAATTTATGTTGCTGAATCTTTATTAGAGCAAAGCTCAATTTTAAATTACCATGATGAAACATGGTACGATGGTGATATAATCAATTTTATATAATATGACAACAAAATACGAATTTACAAAGAAATTGAAAAAAGCAGATGGTACAGTTGCTTATGTGTGGGAAGGTAAACTTCACAATTGGGAAGGTCCTGCTTTAATCACTCCTGAAGGTAAAAAAGAATATTATATTCATGGAATCCAGTATACTGAGGAAAACTATAAAGAAGCATTGCGAAATAGAACTGGTATCCCTCCTATGAAAGATCCACGATTTAAAACTAAGTTTTAGTTTTCTGTAATTAGGTAATATTTATAACAAAATATTATAATGGATAACTTTGATTTACACAAGTATTTAAGAAATAACCCTTTATTAACTGAGTCAGTTGATAATAAACTAACCAAAAAGAAAGTAAAAGAAATGGTTAGAGAGATGGCTAAAGGAACTATAAATACTCCTGATGAAACTAACTTAAATAAAGCTATTGGAAATGCTCCTAACGTAGTAGCAAAATTATCTTTTATTAATCAACCTACGGAATTAGATGGCGCTTTTAAAGTTGCATTAGACTTTTCAGAACTTAAAAATGTTTCTAAATCTACAGTAATAGCTGCCCTTAAACGAGCTATGGATGAGTTATCTCCTGATTCTCAAGCTATTAATACTGTTGGTGATCCTATTGGACCTAATTCTAAAAACTTTAACACAGCACCTTCTCAAAGACCTGATAAAACCTATGATGTAGGTAATATGAAGCCTATCCAAACTATGAAAGAAGAAATGGTTGATGAAATGGCTTTAGATGAAATGGCTCGTATTGCTAAACCTTCTAAATTAGCTGATGATTGGGAAGAAAAAATGGCTAACTTACCTGACCGTTTTAAGAAAAGTACTCGTTTCGATCGTGTAATTAAGTATTTCCAAAAATATAAAGATAAAATTGGTCAACCTATTAACCCTAATACTGATCCTCTTACAGCAAAAGCAATTGATTTTTATGGTACTTTAGCCCATATTGCCGACGAGGAATTCCAATCATCAGATACAGCTAGTGCTGCACCTATCGTTTCTGCTTTGAAAGATGCTGGTGTTGTAGTTTCAGGTGATTTCGTAACTGAACCAGCTAAATACAGTAAAGAACCATCAGTACCTGGTGCTAAAGGAAGACCTAAAACCGAAACCGGTTACTTCCAAAATGCTATGGCTAAGTTTAAAGAAGGCAACTATGAATTTTCTCCTGAAGAGCAAAACGCTTTAGAAAACATGGTTAAAGCATTACAAGCTGCCTTGACTAAAAAACCTGAGCCAAAAGCTAAAAAGAAGTAAAGTAATGGATTCATTTGATTTAAAGCAATTTCTAGTTAAGAACAAACTTACTGAAAACAGCAAGTTAAATGACGTAAAAATCTACCCTGGAAATACAGGACAATTTCATAGTTTGAACCCGTTTACCTTATTAACTAAGAAAACATTATTTGCTGATTTCATCTATCGTGTAGGTGGTAACAATAGTGACGATATAAATTCAAGATTTGCTAGAAGTATAAGCGAACTTTTAAATTTATTAAAACGTACAAATACACTCCAGGGAACCCATACAATAGATGATATATTTGAATATGAAGAAATGAATGATGTTGAGGATGGAGATGAATCTTATGCGAGCTCTGCAGAATCATTAGCATTTTTTCAAAAATTACCCCTTCATTTTAAATTTATTGTTACACATAATATTAATGGTTATAATGAAAGTTTTGAGATTACTAAAATAGGATCTAATAGTTTTACTACAGAAGAAATAGATAATGAATTAGATGAAATTACTATCAATCCTCAAAGTACGGGAATAAAGTTAGGAGGAGATTCACCGTTTTTTTCTTTTGTAAAAAATAATAAACAAGAAATAGCATCTCTTAATCCTGTATTTACTGATATCATAATGAATAGTGGAGAGGAAAAACTTGATAGAAAATCAATATACTTAGAAGACATAGCATATCCTGATTATACTTATGAAGACTTTATCAAAGATTGGAAATTATATAATCCTGAAGTAATAGTATTAGGAGACGAATTAATGTCTGTTTTTGTTGTAAATATGTCTCTTCCTTTAAAGTTTGCTAATGTTTTAACATCAAATGATTATACATTTTTTGGTACTAGACCTAATTCTGAAAATGCACTTAAACCTTACACTGTAGCTAATAAAAAAATATATATAACTTGGGGTATTCCTGACCCAGGATCAAATTAGGAAATTATGGATAACTTTGACTTAAAGCAATTTTTAATTGAGAACAAACTTACTGAAAACAGCAAGGTAAATGAAGCTTGGACTAAAGAACGTAGAGAACAAGATCCTGAAGGTTATGCTAAGTACTTAGAAAAAGCTAAACAAGCTCAAAAACAATACTACGAAAAAAATCGAGAAAAAGCTAAACAATACTACGAAAAAAATCGAGAAAAAAATCGAGAGTACGCTAAACAATCTGCTAAACAATACTACGAAAAAAACCCAGAAAAAGTTAAACAACGTACTAACCAGTATAATAAACAACATAGAGAAAAACTTAAACAAGCTGCTAAGCAATACAAAGAAAAAAACCTAGAAAAATTAAAACAAGCAGCTAACCAGTATGCTAAACAACATAGAAAAAAATTAAAACAAGATCCTGAAGCCTATGCTAAGTATTTAGAAAAAGCTAACCAGTATAATAAACAACATAGAGAAAAATTAAAACAAGATCCTGAAGTATATGCTAAGTATTTAGATTATCAAAAACAATATGCTAAACAAAACAAAGAAAAATATGATTCTTATGTAAAACAATCATCTGATTTTTTCTATAATACTATCACTAACAACCCAAGTCCTGAATTAAAAAACATTAAAGATAACCCTAAACTTTTAACTAAACTTTACTCTGAGTTTATTAAAAAAGCTAAACAACAATATAAATCTAAAAATAAAGACTTTTCATTTATGGTTACTGAAAACAGCAAGTTAAATGAAATTAAAGCTACTCCTAAAAATACGGGGGTAGGTAAACAAAGATTTTCACTAGAAAAATGGGAAAATTTAGGCGAAGATTTTGAGTACGATAGTGATGATGATATCTATATTTACTACGGTATATTATTTTTTAATGATCCTGAACTTAAAGAACTAAGCTCCGAAATTCAGTACAATGACTATACAGAGGAAGAATGGGAAACTATAGAGGAAAAAATAGAAACTTTAATAGAAATTCTAAATAAAAATAATATAGAGTGGAGTCAACGTACAACTAGTAATTGGATTAACTTTACTATCTATTATTAAAAGATAAAATATGAAACTTCAACCAGGTAATACCGGCTTATCTAATTTAAATAGACCCGTTGATATTGTATCTCCTGGGGAAGATGGTGAAGATGGTTTTTATTATGTTGATTTAGATAAATTAAAAAAAGAATTACAATTTAAATACTTTAAAGATTTATTTGATTCACCTAAAACATTTAATGATGGTTTAATTAATTATTTAAATGATATTATAGATTTTGATGGGCCTGACAGTTATAAAAATATGACTTTAAAAGAATTAATAACAGATTTTAAAGCATGGCTTCAAAATTTTACTACAGATTAGGAAAGCTAATCTTTCTTTTGTATATTTATAATTAAAATATAAACTATGGATAATTTTGATTTAAAGCAATTTTTAGTTGAGAATAAATTAACTGAAAATTCTCGTTTAATTGAGATTAAAGCTATCCCCCGAAATACAGTAATAGACAAATTTAAAAATTGGTCACCTTATAAAAACATGAGCAATAAAAAATATTATGAAAGTTTTAAAAAATTTGTTAGATTTAATTTAAAACAACACAACGTTATAGATGAACACATTGAAATATATTTAGATGAAATTTTGAAGGCGGATGATGTAAAAGCATATGAAGGAATTAGTGATGAAAATTTATATAAAGATTTTCTTGAATATAAAAATGATCAAATTGAGCAAGATGAGGATTTATATGATTTCGATTTTTAATTTATAAAATAATAAAATACATTTAGATTAAGGCTTGGGAAACTAAGCCTTTTTTTGTATATTATAGATTATGAAAATAGGTTTTTGTGGAACAATGAGTGTTGGTAAATCAACATTAGTAAATGCATTAAGTGAATTACCACAATTTGAAGGTTATCATTTTGCAACTGAACGTTCAAAATACTTACGTGATTTAGGTATTCCGTTGAATACTGATTCAACATTAAAAGGTCAAACAATATTTTTAGCTGAACGTTGTACTGAATTACTTTATGATAAAGTTATTACTGATAGAACAGTAATTGATGTTATGGCATTTACATTAAATGCTTCTTCTATTTTTTATAATGATAAACACAAATTTGAAAACTATGCCAAGTTACTCATTTCAGAGTATGATTACATATTTTATGTATCACCTGAAGGTGTTGAAATAGAAGATAATGGTGTTCGTGAAACAAATTCTGAATATAGACAAACAATTGATAAAACAATTAACTATATTATTAATGCATATAAACCACTAATTAACAAATTTACCATTATTTCAGGTACAACAGATGAACGTGTACAAAAAGTATTAGAAACAATAAAGTTCTAATATTTATAAGTATGAAATTATCTGATTTACGTAAATTGATCATTGAATCTGTCAATGAAGAAGTATTAGAGGAAGTAAAACCCGTAGATGAAGTTGGTTCATTCTACGTTGTAGAAAAACCTAAAAAAGGTTCAACCAAAGCCGGTATTGTAAAAGAAATGACTGTATTTGATAACATTGACCCTAAAAGTGTATTAGGTGTTTATGCAAAACGTCCTGCCGCTAACCAAAAAGCTTCTGAAGCTATTAAAGAAATGGAAGCAAGTATTAAAGACTTAGAAGCATCTATGAATGAATTCCGTGATGCTAAAAAAGGCATTAATGAAAAGAAGAAAAGAGCTGCTGATATTATTAAAAAATTAAGATAATGACACGCAAAGAATTAAGAGAAATCATCAAAAAAGCTCTTAAAGAAACCACAATTGATGTCCCCAATCCGGATAAATTAACACCTCAACAAAAACAACAAGCTATAAATACGGCTAGACAAACAACTCGTAAACCTAATTTAGGTACAGCTAAAGATCCTGTAGACTTTATTTAAACCAATTAAAACTAGTTATATGAAAAAAAGTATTATTACCCTAACCATTGTTGTATCTATCATCCTAATCCTTATTAATCTAGGACTTAGACATGATAAAACCAACTTCCAATCTCAAATAGACTCGTTAAACCGAGCTAATGATTCTTTATTAGCTAAAGTTGAAGACAATCAAAAACTCATCCATCGTATTGATTCATTAAATGCTGTGTTGGATAATGAGATTCAAAACACTAAATTTAAAATGGGTGAGTTAAACGGTAAAGCAAATATTTATAAAAAATTGTACAATGAAGAACATAATCGTGTTGACACTATGTCTAATCCTATCCTCGTTCGCGAATTCACAAACGCTTTCGATTGATACCCAATGTTGTGTACCTTGTGCTACTTTAAAAAAAGCACTACTGGTTAAAACCGAAAGAGATTATTTAAAGAATCAAATTGGAATCACTCGTGATTCTGTAACTCTTTTAAATGTTATTGTATCTCAACAAGATACATTGATTAAAAATAAAAACAATCAAATTGATTTATATAAAAAGAATGAATTGAATTACGTTCAAATCATTGATAATAAAAATAAACAAGTTGAGTTATATGATAAAGCGTTAAAAACAGCTAAAAAAGGTATAAAAGTAGCATATGGTGTTGCTGTAGTATCTATTATTAGTGGTTTGCTAGTTGCACTATGAGTGAAAATGTAGACTATAGAGAAATTATCAAGCAGGAATACATTAAATGTGTTCAGGATCCTGCTCATTTCATGAAAAAATACTGCCACATCCAGCATCCGCAACGTGGTAGAGTATTGTTTAATTTATATCCCTTCCAATCTAAGGTATTACATTTATGGAGAGATAATCCATATTCTATTATCTTAAAATCAAGACAGTTAGGTATATCAACATTAGCCGCAGGTTATTCTTTATGGTTAATGTTATTTCATAAAGATAAAAACGTTCTTTGTATTGCAACTAAGCAGGATACTGCTAAAAACATGGTTACAAAAGTACGTTTTATGTATGATAGTTTACCTTCATGGTTAAAAGAAAAAGATAAACCACTAGAAGATAGTAAATTAACATTAAGATTAAACAATGGTTCCCAAATCAAAGCAACATCAGCAAGTTCAGATGCAGGTCGATCAGAAGCCGTTTCTATGCTGCTTGTAGATGAGGCAGCGTTCATTGAAAATATTGGAGAAATATGGGCATCAGCACAACAAACACTAGCCACAGGTGGTGGAGCAATTGTACTTTCAACACCTTATGGAACTGGAAACTGGTTCCATCAAACATGGACTCGAGCAGAAGCAAAGGAAAATGATTTTCTTCCTATTAGATTACCCTGGTTCGTTCACCCTGAACGAGATGAGGCATGGAGGAAAAAACAAGATGAATTACTAGGTGATCCTAGATTAGCAGCACAGGAATGTGATTGCGATTTTAGTACTTCAGGTGAAGTAGTATTTTACCCTGAATGGTTAGATTTCATTAAAGAAACAACAATACGAGAACCACTCGAAAGAAGAGGAGTTGACCAAAATTTATGGATATGGGAACCTGCAGACTATACAAGAGATTATATGGTAGTAGCAGACGTAGCTAGAGGTGATGGTAAAGACTTTTCAACTTTTCACATTATGGATGTAGCAACTAATGTACAAGTTGCTGAATATAAAGGACAAATGTCTACTAAAGAATTTGGATATTTTCTAGTAGGTATTGCTACTGAATACAATCAGGCTTTATTGGTGGTTGAAAACTCATCTATTGGGTGGTCAACCATAGAAGCTATTTTGGAAAGAGGATATAGAAATTTGTATTATTCTCCCAAAGGAGGTGATACTTTAACAGTTGAGTCGTATTTTCAAAGATATGAAAATAATCCTAATCTAACTCCTGGTTTTACTATGTCATTAAAATCACGCCCCCTAGTTATAAATAAATTTAGAGAATACATCGGAGATCGTTCTGTAATAATCCAATCAAAACGGTTATTAGAGGAAATGAAAGTGTTTATCTGGAAAAATGGACGAGCTGAAGCTCAAGGAGGATACAACGATGACTTAGTAATGGCTTTTGGTATTGGAATGTATCTAAGAGATACATCATTACGTTTTCAACAACAATCACAAGACTTAACAAGAGCCTCTCTTAATTCGTTTAAAGCAACCCAAATGAATACCTCAGGAGTATACTCACCTAAAACAGCTTATGGTGGTAATCCCTGGAGTATGGATATAGGAACTGATAACGAAGATATTACTTGGCTTCTCTAAATATTTATAACAAACACAAATGGCAGATACCAGTTTATTCACGCGACTTAAACGATTATTTTCAACGGATGTTATCGTAAGAAACATTGGTGGAGATGAACTTAAGATTATAGATGTTAACAAAATTCAACAAGCAGGACAGGTTGAAACCAACTCATTAATTGATCGATTTACTCGATTACACTTAACAGGAGCAGCCCCTATTTATAACCCTGCTCTTAATTATCAAACATTAAGAACTCAACTATACTCTGATTATGAGGCTATGGATACAGATTCTATTATTGCCTCTACATTAGATATTATTTGTGATGAATGTACTTTAAAGAACGATAT